CGTTGGGTCAGTGACGAGCTGCTGCACTGTCGCCACGTACTGATTGAGAAACCTTCTTCGCTGAGAACACGCTCCCTGAAACGCTCACGGCTTGCCTTCAGGACATCGGACTCTGCCGCCTGCAGTTCCTTCTGCGTCTCGCGCAGTGTCTGAGCAATCTCGCTGCTGGGCGCAATGATGTTGATGGGTAGTTGAACGAGACCGACACCACCCTGCGACAGACTTGAGATTGTGTCGATCGCCCACTCACCAGGCGTTCTAAACTCTTCTGCCTTGGCGTCGCGTGCTCCACGAATATTGACCGGGTCTTTTGCTTTCTTTACCAGCTCACCAAAGCTTGGCGCGTTGACGCGCTCCATACCTTTGGCAGTACGCTGAACGACTGCGTTGTCGCTCTTTGCCAATCCGCTGCGCACAAGGTCAGCTTGAGATGCAGTCTCGGAAGAGATGGGGCCGGCACCGTGCGACAAACGGCGATCCAAGTCAGAACGCACTTGCTCGGGCGTGGCTTTGTAACCATCCATCACGCTCTTTGGTTCCGGCTTGAAAAAGTCGGCCACGCGCTGAATGATGCCGCGCTCATCCTTGGCAGGATTCAGCGGGTTGTCGACAGTGTCGCGCTTGCCTGGCTGGGGTGCAGCGCGGGGCACTGATGTGGTAGCAAGGAACTGATCCCTTGCAATAGACAAATCTTCTTGCGGAACTTGAGGCGCGATCACCGATTCAAAATACTGGTTACGAGCCTCTTCCTGTTCTTCAAGAGAGAGGGCCTGGAATGCGGGGCTTCCCGCTACGTCAGACCATTTCTTTGCCATAGTTTATTTCCAGAGAGTTGAATAATCTTTTTTGCCAGTGTTCTTGTCACCAGTTTTTGAAGCCGATGAAGGATTAGCATCTCCCCGCGCTTCTCTCATTTGCTTCAACACATTGTCGAGATCTTGTTTCAATTGATCGCGACGCTTCGGATCACGCTCATCCTTGATTGCTTTGCGAAGTGTCTCGGCTTGCGCCTCAAGCCGGACTTTAGGGCTGCTGCTGTTTGATCCACCACGACCAGTACGCGGGCGACTTGCGCTGATGGTCGCTGCATCAGCCCTCTGCTGATCGATAGGAAGCTTCGCCTCAAAACGCTCTTGCTTGTTTTCAAGCTCAATCTGCTTCAGCACACTGGTGCGAACATCCTTGTAGTAGTTGATGATGTTCTGATCAGCACCAATCTCAATCGCGGCCTTCGACTCGTCATCAATGCGTCGCAGTGCGCGCTGACTAGGATCACCAGCACCGTCGATGTAACCAGCCTTGCGGTAGACATCGCGGTACTGCGGATTCTGTTTGATCAGCTCAGCGAACTGCTCTGGCGTGGTACTCGGAGACTTGCCTTTGATCTGCGACGACAGTCCGGCCAAGCGTTGGGTGTCAGCCTCAAGCTGGGTCGCATCACGCTGCGCCTCAACCTCATCAGCGCGCTTGCTAATGTCAACCAAGTCTTGCTTCGCTCGTGCGCGGGTGGCCTCGAGCTTCTCTTCAGCCAACTTCGCTTTCAATCGCTCAAGCGCCTCAGCCTTCTCTTGAGCAGCCTTGGCAGCCGCGTCTTGGCGGTCAAGCAGTGCAGCATCTCGAGCAGCCTGCCGCTCGGCAGCCGCTTCGTAGCTCTTCTCTTGACGCGCAGCGTAGGCATCCTCACGCGCAGCCTGGCGGCGGTCTGCAATGTCGGCAAGCATGAACCTGCCAAACGAATCGCCCGCGTCAGAAATGCCTTTACCGATTCCAGCCCAGATCAGACCGCTGCCCATAATTACACCTCTTCTGTGTTCTCTTCCGCTGCTTGACGGAACACCGACGGATCAACTTGACTCATCGCCTGGTCAAGCTGAGACGTATCCAATCCTTGCTCTTGCAGATAGCGAAGAACCATTTGCTTGAATGCCATCGCTACATTCTCCGGCTGCGGATCAAGACCAGACGCGTTAGCGATCTCCACTACTTCTTCGAGAACTTTCATCGCCAACGGCACAAGCAGCTCGTCAGGTACTTGCCCGTTCGTTCTCTCATCTATAACTGCTGTGATATCGTAGGCAACATTCGCCAACGCATCTGTCAGATCGCCAGCAGATTTCAACTGCTTTGATACATCCATGGCAGCTTCGTTGCTGTACAAAGACTCCATCGCCAGCGCAAGAGCTTCCTGAAACTTCGGGTCGCTTTCGTCAACCTCTGGCTCACCTTGATTGGCACCCATTGCCATCTCTGGCGGCATGCCCTCTGCTTCCTGCATTTCATTTGCAATTAATCCGGCCATGATTTACTCCTTATGCAGTTGGCATCGCGTACGGGTTGTAGGGCGCCAAGCGGCGGCGCATGTCTTCTGCGTACCTTTCTTGTGGCGTCATGTAACCGGCAACCAGACCGGTCTGCGGGGATTGCGCATACGTTCCAGGTGATGAAGCAGCAGGGTCTGCGTTACCAGAACCCGACCACCAGCTTGTGCCGACGTTTTCGTTGTAACGATTGCGAGCCAATTGAGCTTGCTCTTGCTCGTACCTGCGCTGCTCTTCCATCGCCTTCTGCTGACCAGCGCCTTGGATCGCGCCCCCTGCGAGCTGCATGCTGCCCTGCACAGCAGCCATCTTTCCGTAGTCACCTAAGCTGTTCCAAGCGCCGGAGATAATGCCGGGATTGGGAGGTGGCGCAGTTACGGCTTGAGCTGGTGAAGTCCAATATGTACCTGGCGTAGTAGCGGCACTAGCCGGCGCTGAAGATAAAGTTGTGCCAGCCGCGGTCTGGCCGCTCGGGCCAACGCTTCCGTATCCACCAGCGCCAGCAGGGAAGCCGCCACCAGCAGCAGACACAGCCGCCGCATTCGCTGCGTTTACCGCAGAAGAACCAGCTGCATAAGAGCCGGTAAAGCCGCTGCCAAGCGAGCTGCCTGCTGCTGAGAATTGGCCGCCCATCGCCGCGCTTGCCGCGCCGGTTAGACCAGACCAAGCGTTTGCGATGCCAGCCGTAGCGCCCTTTAGGGCGCCCCCTATAGTCCCCATAAATCCCGTGCTGGCAGAGGCACCTCCCATGGCCCCCATGATGGCTGCGCCACCAAAGTAAACGGTTGCCGCAGCAAGCAAGACTTTGCCGATCGGAGACTTGGCAACACTCTTGACGACGTTGACTACACCTTTGACGACCTTGCCAATTGCTCGGCCAACACTCTTAACAACTTTACTCATGATGCACCTCTTACGTATGTGAGATTTAGCGACTCGCGTGAGAACCCGACCCGTTTAAAGAATCGAACAAGCCTCGGATCAACACCAGGCTCAAGCTCAATGATTGCCAGCTTGATGGCTGGACGACTCTTTACCCAACGAACAAACTCCCGCAGCAATGGCAAGCCAGCACCCGGTACACGGCTGTAGTAAAGCAGCACGGAGCACTGCATCCGTTCAAACCAGAATGCTGGCTGTACACACGCCCCCATTGCCGCCACCACCTTGCCCGCATCTTCAGCAACCCACACAAAGTGCGCCGGCCCCAAGCACGTCTTAGCCGTCTCTGCCATCGCTTCTCGGTCAATGCGCACCGGCAGCGGGTCTTTCGACACCGACTCAACGGCGATGTCAACGATGGCTGGAATGTCGCTCATGGTTGCTTTTCTAAAGATCATGCAGTCGGTAAACCTGGAATGGTTGTTCCGTAAAACTTGTTCGCCCACGCAATCTGCGAGTTCGCGTAATTAATCACGCTTTGAATTGCACGGCTCTTGGGGCTTGATCCAGCCGGAGCCGTTCCATCAACCTTTCCACTCAAGTTCGGATCAGCACCAATCGTGTTAATGCTGGCAGCCGTTGTGTTACTGATCTGCAAAGCAAAGTTCGCCGGAATCTGCGAGTTGGTCAGGTTTTTCTGGAAAGCTTGCGCATCGTCTTGCAAGAAGATTTGCTGCTGACGATCCAGTCCTGCCTGCGCAGCAGTGAACGACTGCTGCATCTGAGTGATCGCAACCTGATGCGCTTGCTGATCGTTCTGCATCTTCTCCTGCTGAACACGATCCAAGCTCGACTGAGAAGCGGCAAAGTCGTTCTGCGCTTTCTGCAAAGCCATCTGGTTGGCCGCGCTCTTGTCTTGCAAGAACGCCTGCTGCGCGCGCTCGAGGGCAGACTGCGAAGCAGAAAAATCCTGCTGGAATTTTGTGAGGTCTTTCTGCAGCACTGCTTGACGCTCAACCAATGTGGTTTGCTGCGTACGGTCAAGAGCCGACTGAGCTGCATTAAAGTCGTTCTGCGCCTTCTGGAGCGCCATCTGATTTGCTGCGCTCTTGTCCTGCAAAAATGCTTGTTGAGCACGATCCAATGCAGACTGAGCGGCAGTAAAGTTTTGCTGACTGGTCTGCAGGTTGGTCTGCAGACTACGATCCAACGAAGATTGCCCGGCTTGGAACGTCTGCTGCTCGCGCTGCAAGGAGGTCTGCTGCGTACGATCCAGCGCACTCTGCGCAGCCGCAAAGTTCTGTTGAGCCACTTGCAAAGCTTGTTGAGCTTCAATGCTCTTGTCTGCCAATGCAGTCTGCTGCGCACGGTCAAGCTGTGCCTGAGCAGCCGTAAAGTTCTGCTTGACGTTTTCCAGAGTCGAAGTGAACGACTGCGACCCCAGACGCTCAGATGTCGTGAACTGACGATTGATGTTGGATTGACCGGCCTCAAACTCTTGAGCACCTTTCTGCAAGCCAAACTGGTTGATGGCACCAGCGCCAAACTCGTTGGCGCGATTTGTCGCACCCATGTTTTCAGATGCCGTCACCGCATAGGTCTGCGCATCCTGCTGCGCCATCGGCAGCGCACGGTCAACCATGGCGGCCACGCCTGCGCCCTGATTCATGGAGCTGTTGACCAGACCCCGCTGCGCCATGCCTTGTGTGGCCAGCGTTCTGGCGCGCTGCATAAGCGGGCTGTCTTTTGACAGGATGCTGTTGACCTGCCCTTGTACCGTCTCAGTCTGGGCGTTGACTTGGCGCGTCTGTGGATCGTAAGTTGCGACACTGTTAGACGGCGGCAGCGCCGAAGCTACCAAGCCAGTCGTTGTGTTCGGATTGGTCGCAGACTTCTGCTGGGTGTCAAAGGGGTTTTGAACAGTCGTAGCCATCTCCGGCCTTTCAAACAGAAACGCCCCGACAAAGCGGGGCGAGCGCGGGCTGCGAGAAAGCGCAATAACCCGCAGTCAATTCTAAACCAATGTGATACTCAATGCCAATCATTTCTGCCTCAAGGTTTCGTACTGGGTGAGGCACTGCCGGAGGGCTGCCCGGAGTTCGTCAGCTCGGGCAGCTTCCCTTGCAAGAAACTCTGCATCCGGTCGAGAAAGCTCGGCTCCAGTACAACTTGTGACGGCGGGTCCAGTGCTGGTGGCACCGGGCACGGGACGGGCTTCGGGGGTGGGGCGCTCGGGGCGCTGGCGCAGGCTTGCAGTAAGAGCAACAGCCCTAGCGTTAAGGTCACGGATCTCACGGTCTTTGTCCTTTCTGAGTTGATCGGCAGTTGTCTGCAGTTCCTGCTCCTTTTGCCGGGCTGCTTCCATCGCCATGGCATGCGCTTCAGCCTGCTGGGTGCGCTCTTTGTCCCACTGCTGCTGGACATGCGCCCGGCCAGCCGTGTCGCCCTTCATGTAACCGGTGACCGTGGCCACGCTTAGCGCCACCACGAACCCGACGATCAGCCACGGGTTCATTTCTGCCCCGGCACTTTTTTGCCTTCAAGCTTCTTGTGAACCTTGATGGTCTTGCAGACTTCCTTCTTAGTCTTCGGATCTTCCCGGCAAACCTTCTTCATCTCCCCGCCGGCAAACGCGACCAGGGGGACAAACGCAATAAGTGCAATCAGCTTTTTCATCGGGATCTCCTTTGGGTTATATGCGGGCAGATGGGCCGGGTTCCGACAGCTCCGGTTCGTCCGCGGCTGGTGGTGCTTTCTTGCCGGTGTATCCCGTGGCTACCTGGCTGCTGGAAAACGTCGGCTCAATCCGGCGTGGTGCCGGCGCAGGCGCTGCTGGTGCTATCTCCGGCACGTTGTTACTGGCTGTGCCATTGAGCTTCTCCTGCGTACGGCCCCAGGCTGCCAAGCCAAGCACGGCGCCCATGGCCATGTGAAACAGGCCGGCGCCCTGCAGCGTCATCGGCTGCCACTGCCGGAACGCGTCGTTCGCAGACTCGGTTTCCCAAAACTGGATGACCGCCCACAGAATCGGTGCCAGCACGAAGTCGAAGATGCACACGCCCATGTACATCCAGCCCATGGCCGGACGCCACTTCGTGTTCATCCAATCGTCTTTGGCCTGCTCGCTCTTCGATTTCTTTGTCATGTCAGCCTCCCAAAACATGCAGCGCGTGTTCGTAATGCTTGATGCGATCCGCCAAACCCAGCTCGCCGCCATTGATCGCACGAGTCAGACCCCGGATGTCACCCTTGTCGGCAAAGCGGTTCAGATTGTTGGTCTCCCAAAACCAGCAGGCTGACTGCGCCGCACCCTCAAACGTCATCAGGTACTCCGGCACATCATCGATGTCCATCTCGAGCGAGTCGGCAAACGCCTGGTAGTTGTTGCGGCCAGTCAACTGAATCAATCCGCGGCCGCAGAACCGCCAGCCATCGCCGCTGGCCTCGTCGCCGTTGCCCATGCGGTTCGCGTACGCCCGATTGGCGATGTGCATCTGCTTGCCGATGCGGGATGCGTAATCATTGGCGATCGCGTCGGTCGGGAAGTACCGTGGCCAGATCTTGCGCAGTGTGGCGGCTCTGTAGTTCAGGTTCTCTTTCAACGTCGTGAACCCGCCAGACTCGTGGGCGCACTGCGCGACAAATGCAGCAATGCGATTGGGGGTGTTGATGTCGTAATCGGGAAGCAGCTGCTCAAGCGCCGCGTGCCAGTCGGCGACATACGGATTCTTTGGCAAAATCTTCCTGAGTTGTGCTTCCGTCATAGTCAATCTCTCCTATCTATTTCCGCATCGTTTTCCTTTTTGATCTGCCTTCGCAGCTCACGCATTCGCTTGACTTCTTCTACTGCTAAACCTGTTGCTCTCTCTGCCATGTACCTTGCGTTGTTCATGTCCATGTACATGACGCCCATGACCGGCAGCGCGATCACTAGCACAAGACACAAGACCACCACGGCGACGAGTAGAGACCACGGTACGTGTGGCTCGTCCGAACTAGAAGGAGCACTCCGACGTACCACGCCACGACGAAAAGGATTGCTCCAACCCATACCGCTTCTTCCTTACGCTTTCTTTTTAACCTGCGCCTATGCACTGCCTCTGTTTGCAATCGTGCGGTCTCCCGCCTGTGCGCCTCATCCTGCTCGACAACAATTTGCTTCCACATCTTTTCGTACTTCGTCCACAAGTCACCCAGCTCCGGTGGCGCCTTGTAGACCATCGTCTCGCGAAGCTCTGCCAGCATTGCATCCAGCCTTGAGCGGATGATCACGCGGTTTAAAGCGCGCTTGCTTACCGACTCACTGCCGGTGTAAATCTCCTTGGCCTGAGCCTCCTGCTCGATGAACGCTTTGCCGATCGCGTCGTAGGCGTCCATCAATGCGCCCAGGTCATTGCCGATCTGCAAGAACACATCGTTCGGATCAGACCTGCCAATCTCCTGCACCCGCTGTACTTCTTCGTTGTACTGAATCTTCTGCGCGTTCGTCGGATTCGGGATCTTCTGAAACTGCGACTTCAAATCATCCAGTACATCCTTAACCTCGCCTGCGGCGCCCTTGATGTCCTTGTAGAGCTGACATCCTTTCTTAACTGCCGCAACAGCAGCGTTGGCAGCAGCAAGTAAGGTGAGCGGATCCACTTCACTTGTCGGCTTTCTCGTTCACCCGGTCAAACAAAAGACCAATGGCGTCCTTAACTTCTTTGAAGCCCTCCCTCATGTCAGCCTTTAGTTCGCCAACGGCTTCGCGGAAATCTTGTCGACGAACGAAGTCTTGGTTGACCTCACGGTTCAACTCTTTGACATCTTTGCGAAGCTCTGAAATCACATCCCAGATCATCTTCAAGACCCATCCCCCTGCGGCACTTGCTACGCCAATCAATATGTTGAAAAGAATCTGTCCGTCCATGCTCACCCCAAGAAATGAAGCTTGTAGATCGTGGAGTCGTACAGAGCCACAATCTCATCAATAATGTTTTGCATCTGCGTCTCCTCCTTCGGCACCGCCTTGTAACGATTGGCGACAATCCATTTGCGCTGAGACTGCAGAGCCGCCTTGATCTCACTCGGAAACTCGTTGTCCAACAGCGGGATCTGAATCAGCTCCAGCATCGCGCCCTGGTACGCCTCAGCGATCTGATCAGCCAGATCAATCACTGCCGGGTAAAAGCCGCCCAACGCCTCGTGCTTGGCAAAGCTGCCCGGTCCAGTCGCGGCGAGGTGCGCCCGGTGGGCGAGGTCTCGAGCGAGAAAAAGTACTGCGATGAATTGGCCGATCATGGTCGCTCCTACATCATTGTGATACTTCAGGCTCGACTTCAACCTGGATCAGGCCAGCCTCAATTGCCATCGATGTGAATTCCGCTTCGTCGGCGAAGACGTAGAAGAACGTCTCATGCCCCGCGTACACACGGCTGGGGCTGTTGGGCGTGACCTGCTTGTCGGCAAACGCCTCGACCGGCTCTGGCGTGTTGACGTGCCAGCCGGGGAGCGCGGCCATGACCGGCAGATCGTTGCCCTCTTCGTCTTGGGTAGTCTCGTACATGATTCCGATGATGTCCATGTTGTTGTCCTTAAACGGTGGTGAGAGCTTGAAGCTGGGCGTTGGTCAGGCGTGCCGGGTAATAGGCAAGTTTTTTGACGGTGCCGTTGAGCTGTGCTCCCAAGGAATAGCTTCCGATAAAAAACGAACCCGCTCCAACAGCAGGTACAACACCCGATGTATCGGGAGTACCTAGCGAACCTTGGGCGGCAGCTGAAAAGTCGTTGACCTTATAGGCACCCGCCATTTTGAAAGACACGCCGGCTGTAACTGAGCCGGAGGAAATCAATGCTTGAGTAACATTGCTGTCGCGAACGAACCAAGATCCAGCGCCGGCATTCGTATACATGCTCATCCGAGTTTGAGCGTTGATATCAGCTGACAGGTAAGTCTGCCCCGTTGCGGGAGACGGACTAACTGTTTCGGCGTACATCGTCCCCTCATCAGCCCGATACCAGCTCGAAAAGTTCGTCCCCGTCATGCTGGCTGCATCAGCCGAGCGGGTGACTTGCGATGCGACGGTGGGGATGTAGCTGGTGGCGAAGGCGCCTGCTTCGAGTTGAGCGCCCCAGATAAAGATGCCTGAGAAACCGTTGCCTTGGTAAGCCTGAAGGCGTGTTGCAGCGGTGGAATTGACCACCGCAATGATGAATCGCCCAGAGGCGGTGGCTGATGCGGTATCAGTAAATTGGCAGCGTAGCCACCCGTTACCAACGGGCGTTATGCTGGCCGTCTTACCGCCAAGAGATGAGCCAAGAGTGCCGGTTGCCAAGTCAAAATTCTGAAAAGCATTTCCGTTGCCCTGCATTGATGTGGATGATGTTATTTGCAAAACAGAACGCTCTGCTTGTTTTGCAAAAATTGTGATCGTGTATGCGACCCCAGACGTTATTGAAACATCTTGTGCAAACCAATGCGCCTCATTAGAAGATGATTCAACCCACTTATCACCCGTCAAACTGCCATCAGGCGCAACAACTGTATTGGCTGTGATGCTTGAGGCGGTCTTTGTCCAAGCCGCATTATCAAACTCCTCACTCCGCAACACCAGATTTGTCCTGCCCTCCTCAATCTCCAGCCCCAAGCTTTCTCGCGTGACCGGGTTGTGTTCAAACCGAGCCACGTTCGCCGCAGCGGTGAGCAACTGCGGAACGTAGTTCGTGACCGCCTGCGTGGTCGTGGCGGTGTAGGCGGTGACGCTGGAGCGTTGCTCTACTTGAGCGCCCCAGAGGTGGATAGTTCTGCTTGTCCCTGTATATACAGGGAAACCGCTCGACGTTATTGCACTACCGTCGGACATCCCTATTTGAATGCCGTTGGAAGAAATGTTTGCTCCAACCTGCGCCACGAGGACACAGCGATACCACCCATTACCAACAGATGTAATGGACGTTGACGTTACAGAAAATCCTGTTCCAAGTGCGCCGCTCGTTGAAAGAGTACCGGCTGAAATATCAAAGACAGCATAAACAATGTTTCCAGACGCGCCACGAAGTGTGATGAAGACATATTGACCGTCTACGTTTTTTGCAAATATCGATGCGGCGTAAGTTGTGTTGGCTGAAATAGAAAAACTTGTGTTGAAGTAATGACCTACAGCAGCGGTCGTTCCTTCACTTAGAGTGTCCGCCGTCGTTGTTCCGTCCGGGGCTGTCGTTGCATCTGCAGTAAAAATCGAATTCTGTTTAACCCACGCAGCGTTATCAAACTCCTGACTCCGCAACAGCAAATTCTCCTCAGCCTTCGACACCGTATGGTCGTCGTAGTACGTCGCCGTCGATGCGCGAGTGAAGGTGATGCGCGGATCAAGCGATCGCGTGGCAGCAAAGTCCAGCGCCAGGCTGGGGCGCACGGTCGGGAAGTTGGCTGAAAGACTCATTGCTGTTCCTTATGCTGTTAATGCTTGAAGCTGTGCGTTCGTCAGGCGCTGCGGGTAGTAGGCGATTTTCTTAAACGTGCCGCTGAATGCATTGCCGCCTCCGGCTGATAAGCTTCCGATATTGAATACTGATAAAACACCTGTCTTTGAAAACGAGCCGGTCGTTATGCTTCCGCCATTCAAAGTTGCGCTTACTTGTTTGGTTGCGGCAACCAAACCCGTAGCGACTCTTGCATTGATGTTGAGAACCGACGACGTAATAGCCGAGACTGTTGTGCCGTCAAACGAAGAAATTCCTGAAGAACCCGCCGGTATATAGTTAATGCGCTCATTGGCACTATTTGCACCTAACACGCCTACTGTGTATGGCAATGCTGCGCTCCAGCTAGTAACAAAGTTTGCGTAGAACGTCCCTTCAGCATTGTTATACCAACTGCTGAAGTTCGCGCCCGTCATGCTTGCTTGATCCGTTGACCTCGTCACTTGAGAGCCGGCAGTGGCGATGTAGCTCGTTGCAAAGGAACCGGCCTCGAGCTGGGCGCCCCAGATAAAGATGCCGCTGGTGCCGTCGCCTGCGTATGTGCCAGTTTGAAGGATGATCTGCAATTGACCCGAGGTGGCAGAGGACGCTGTGCCGGTCACAGAACATCTGAACCAACCATTGCCTACAGGCGTGATGCTGGTTGACGTGCCGCTGTTTAACGTAGCCGTAACAGCCGACAAGTCAAAAGTCGCCGTGATACCCCATCCACCACCGGCGTTTAACCTGAAGGTCGTTCTTCCTGCGGCCTTTGCGAAGATTGAGTACGTGTAGGCTGTTCCGCTTACTGGAGCAAAAGAAACATAAGCATAGTGGGTAGAGGTAGTAGCGTCTTCAGTAAGTTTGTCAGCAGTCGCATTGCCATCTGGAGAGACTTCGGTGTTTGCCGCAATGGTTGCGCCACTTTTTGTCCAAAACGCGTTATCGAACTGCTCGGAATATGTGAACAAATTTGTCCGCGACTCCTCGATCAGCAACCCCAGCGACTCCTCAGTCACCGGATCAAACGTGAAGCGAGGAACGCCCGACGCAGCCGTGCGCAGTACCCCATCCTTGTCGTAAAACGTCGCCGAGCTGGCGCGTGTGAAGGTCACACGCGGGTCGAGTGTTTTGGCGTTGGCGAAGTCCAGCAGGAGTGCTGGACGAATCGCCGGGAAACTAGACGCGAGGCTCATGTTTGCTATCCCGGTTATTCAACAAACCTTATGCGCTCCAAGGAAGCGGTGGCGTTACCACCGGAGGATTGATCTGATTTTGAATCTGTTGTGCTACAGCTTCTTCTGTCACATCCTTGTCCACACCATTTGCCCAAATCCAGCTTAGTACATCCTCTTGAGTTAAGTCTTCATAAGGTGTGAACTCACCACCGGCATAAGGTATCTGACAGGTGTTGATGACACTTGCAGAATAGTCACCCTCTGTACCAGCGCAAGTCCAGTGAACATTAAAAACCACATCTGCATTACCCTGCTCTTGTGGGTAGCAGTCCATCGCGGTGACTGACCAAGTAATCGTTGTTGCCATCATTACCTCCTATTAACTCAATCTGTAAACCGTAAAGGTGTTTGCTGCTGTTCTGCGGATTCTGAAGTGCGCTGAAACTCCTGTTGCAATTGTCAACGTACCTAAAGTGGTGTTGCCGTTAGCGCCAATAGTAATCGTGCCAGAAGCCGTATTAATAACCCACCAATCAAGGGCTACGTTATTTGCTGACCAAGTTAAAGCGCCTTCAATATCTGTTCCTGTGGGCAGGGTAATGGTGTAAGTCGTGCCTGTTGTGTTCAGAATACCTGTAATCAGTTCAGCGCCGGTCAGAGTAGCCAAAGCCGCTTTTGAAGTCGGTGCGCCCTGATAGGGCATGACAAGGTTACTGTTGAATTGCGTAATACCGGCGTTGTTGATGCGCATCCGCTCCGTAGACGAACTGCCGCCATCTGCCGTCGTACTGAATACCAAACGGCCCGGCATGTCGTTCGTGCCGGGGGTGCCGTCTACTTGAGCAGAGATTTGCGCGGCGCGAATAAACGCAGTGCCGTCTGCGCCCCACCATCTTAAATACCCAAGGTCGTCCCCAGACGCGACAACAGTCAAGCTTCCGTCCGTAGTTCCGCGAGACCGTTTAATGTCAACAATAGACGCAGCGGTGGCGGTGGTTCCTGAATACGCTACAGAGGACAGCCCCGGAAATACACCTGAACCTGTTGCAACTACTGCTAGTTTTTGTTCACTAGAAATATTATTCGCAGTAGCCGTCGTACCCACCAACAACCGCCCACTCGCATCCAACGTCATCGCTTGGGTGAAGGTGATGGCGTTACCTGCGGTGCCGGATGGGGCAATAGACCAAGAATGTTTACCATCCTGCATTTGATAAGCAGTGGCAAAATCAGAAGTAATGTATTGCGTATTTCCGGTTACAACGTAAGCGTTTGAAAATAAATACAACGCTTCTGTGTCATTTCGTCCGGTGATAACTCCGGTATCGCCCAACTGCAAGGCATTGTAGTTACTAGACCAAGCACTCGGCGTAACGCCCAAGCCGAGGTTGCCGGAAGCATCCTTCACGATCTGGCCATTGCCGATCGTCAGCACATCGCTTGCGCCGTTGATGTTCGCTACGTTGATCGACGCGCTGTCCTGATACGCCATCGAACCCAAGTACTGGTTCAGCGGAATCTGGTTCGCTGCCGTGCCAACGTCGTACTGCGAGGCCACCAGGTACTGGGTGCTGCCGACGGTTTCGCTGATCGTGCCGCCAGAAACAACAGTCGAGGTATTGGTGTTGGTAGTGGTACCGACAGTCAACCGGCTGTTGGAATCCAGCGTCATCGCCTGTGTGAAGGTGATGGTGTTACCTGCCGTGCCGGAGGGGGCGGTTGACCACCGATGTTGACCACCGGTTTGCTGATAATGAGTTGCTGCTGCTGTGGCAGCGTAAATCCAGTTTGTTCCGTCGTAGTAAGCGTTGGAGGTGAAATATGAATTATTTGCGCTAAATGCCGCAATAGAAGTTCCCAACCTACTTACTTCAATCACTCTAGTTCCAACCCACGCACTCGGCACAACACCCAAGCCGAGGTTGCCTGCGCTGTCGATGCGCATGCGTTCGGTGTACGAAGCAGACGCAGTTCTAACACCAAACACCATGTCTGGAGTAAATCCAGATGCTTTACTTACGGCTCCCATGTAAGCATAGTGCCCAGCAGATGTTCCACCTAACGCGCCGACAACTATGCCACTAAACTTATCAGCGGCTGCTGTATTGTTATTAAAGCAAAATAAATTATATCCAGCAGGAGCTGCTGTTGAAGCCCCAGAAGCTGCATAGGATGTGTTATCAACCAGATTGAAATTAACAATCCCGCCATCCAATACGAATTTATAGCCTGCGGTATTGCTGGTTGTGCCAACCAGCACATTCCCCGCAAAGTAGTTCGCCGCCGTCCCCGACGCATAGATGTTCCACTTGTTCGTGCCGGAGGAAACTAGCGAGGTGATGCCGAAGTTGTTTGTGCCTTCGCTTAAATCTGGTATTTGGATAGCGTGGGCATTTGTAATTGTTGAACCCGCGCCTTTGGCAGTGACAGAGGCTTGTAGTCCATAAACATTGGCAATTGTCGTAGCGGCAGCGGCTGAACTTGCATAGGCAGCAACACCAGTAATAGATGACGCATCTGAACTACCTCTATAACCAAATGTTGAAATTGATGCTTGAGATTGGCTTGCCCCTACTGTGGGTTTTTGAACAAAAATATTTATGTTTTGGTTTGGCGCAACTCCCACCCCCATATAACCATTCACCGTCACGGTGTCGGTTGAAGCATCGCCAAGGGTGGTGTTGCCAGTGACGGTTAATGTTGGCGTAGTCAGCGCACCGGTCATGGTGTCGCCAGCCTTCAGAACATAAGCAGCACCAGGCAGGTAAGCCGCTACCCAAGCCGAGCCGTTGTAAACGCGCATTTCACCGACCGTGCTGTTGAAGTACAGCGCACCCGTCAGCAGCGCATTGCCATCATTGTCTACCGTCGGATTGCTGGTCTTCGATCCAAGGTAGCGATCGTCAAACGAGTCGTAAGCCGCCTCAGCAGCGTTCGCACTTGCAAGCGCAGCACTCGCAGAACCCGATGCGCTTGTCGCGCTGTTAGCAGCATTGTTCGCGCTGGTCGCGGCCGCCGAAGCAGAAGCCGCGGCGCTGGTCGCCGAGCCAAGGATCGAGTCAACGTAGAACTTTGTGGCCGCATCCTGGTTCGCAGTCGGATCAGCCATGCTCACGATCTTCTGCGAACCCATGTTGATCTGGCCCGACATAGTGCCGCCGGCCTTCGCCAGCAGAGTGCCGACCGTCGTGTCGATCTCGGTCTTTGTGTACGCGTCCGTGATGCCGTAGCCGGCGATCGTCGTCGGGTTCGTACCTGCCGTCACTCGGCCATACACGTCCACCGTCACCGACCGGTAGGTCGCAGCCGTCACACCGGTTGTCGCCAGATCAATGTTGTCAGTGTTGACCACGATGCGGCTGCTTGACGCCGTGCCCACATCCAGCGTGTTGCCGGTCTTCGTCAGACCCGCGCCAGCCGTGATCTGGCCTGCGCCGGAGAACTGCTCAAAGGTGATCGCGGTCGACCCCAGCGTGCCGCCTGCAGAGACCGTGCAGACCCAGCCAGAGTTGTCGTTGACCGTGCCCTGCTCCACGAACACAAACGCACCAGGCAGCTCGGCCCATGAATCCGCATCGGTGGATCGGGTCCAGCTGCCGGCCGCGACCACGTAGATGCCGTTTGCTGATGCCGTGGACTGGTTCTTGACCAGCACCCGGTCGCCAGCAATGACCGCCACGCCGTCAATCGTCTGCGTGCCTGACAGGGTGATGTTGGCCGTCGTTGCCGCAACCACGCTGGCCTTGACATCCAGACCCTGCGCCACGCCGTCCACATAAGCCTTGGTCGCCGCATCCGCATCCGCGGTCGGTGTGCCCAGGCCCGTGATCTTGTTGGTGCCCATCGCGATGGCGCCAGACATGGTGCCGCCGGACAAGTTGAGCTTGAGTGCGAGTCCCGTGTCGACGTAGCCCTTCGTTGCCGCATCGCTTGCGTTCGTCGGCGTAGACAGGCCAGTGATCGTCCCAGCCGTGCCGGAACTCATGTCCAGCGTGCCGGTGATGGTCACATTGTTGAACGTGCTCGTGCCGCTGTTGGCGGTCACGTTACCGGTCACGTTGCCGGTCAGGTCGCCCGTCACGTTGCCGGTCACATTGCCGGTGACGTTGCCCGTCAGATTGCCGGTAAAGCCAGAGCTGGCAGAGACCGTCGTAAACGCGCCAGACGCAGGTGTGGTGCCGCCAATGGTCGTGCCGTTGATCGTGCCGCCTGCGATCGTCACAGCCGATCCCAGGTTCACCGCACCGTTTGCCGACAGCGTGGTGAAGCTACCGGCGGCTCGAGTCGTCGCGCCAATCGGCGTGCTGTCGAGCGTTGAAGCGGTAATCGCAAGCGCCTGCAGTGCCGACGAAGCAATCAGCGCATCGCCAGCCGCATTGACCATCGCCACCTTGTAGCCATTGCCAGTCAAGGTGGGGAGCTTGGCAAAGCCAGCCGTTACAAGATCCAGCTCCGCACGCAGCGCCGCCGATGAGCCTGGTGCATTGGGTGCCGGATAGGCGGAATGGTTGTAGTAGCTGTTTGGCATTATCGAAGCCCTCGGCGCATTGAATAGTGGACGATCACGGTGTTCACCGTGAACGGTTTAAACAGGTTGGACACAGACGAAATACGGATGGCGATGTTCTCAGCCGTTCCCGTCACCTCAACCTCGGACGGCGAAATGTCGCGGCCATCCCAGACAAAGTTGTCCCAAGTGAATGAGTCCCAATAGGACGAACGCAAGTCGTTGCCATAGACCTGGTCAGCTGGCTGTTCAAGCTCAGACGTGCGATATCCAAGGTCATACGCAAACGAAAATTCAGCATACGAATCACCCGTCAGCTCCACGCTGGCGCGGCGATACCGCTTCAAAATCCGCGGCGAGTTGATGCTGTTGTAAACCAATGTGATATTTGCGGAGATGTCTGCACCATCAAACGAAGTGCCAGCATCCAGCGTGTAAACGAATCCATTGGTCGATCCAAAATACGAAGTCTCCGCACCGTCCGCATTACTGCCTTCTGAACAGCAGGTCACAGGGTTTGGAAACTGAACCGGGCCAGAACCAATCAGCTTGCCGTTGGCGACCGTCATGTAAAGCCCGGTGCCGTCACTGAAGAAAAGCCTGTACTGCCCCTTTTCGCGGTTCAGCACCGACGCTGTTGCCAACTGCCGACGAGCCTGGATGAACGGACGGATGTTCATCGTCATTGAGTTCGACAGGAAGTTGCCGAAGTTCAGTGTCGTGGACATGCCCATCACGCCGCGCTGAGAGAGCGCATACGTCTGGTCAAGGTTTTGCGCGGTGTAACGCATCGCACCGCTGGCATTGTTAAAGTTCGACAGCTTGAAATCCGCTTCGCTGGAGCCGTACAGGATCGATGTTTCGTTTTCCGTGTAGACGCCTAGCGCGCCGCTTGTCTGGTCGCCTGGCAACTGCGGCAAGTTCGTGATGTCGTCATTCATCGCGATCTCGCCAGCACCCAGCACCGGATCCCAGACGTAGGGATTGCCAATGCCAGAAAACTGCAGCGAGTGCCCGAAAGCTAAGAACAGATGCTGCTTGTGCGCGGCGATGCAGGTCGGCGCGTCCGGCGACATGGCGGTCGCAATCGGCACCAGGTACGTGCCGTCAAACTCAAATGCCCGGTTCTTGCCGTCGCAGAAGTACAGCTTCTGATTCGTCTGGCCGCCACCAAAGTTGGCAATGACTGTCTGCACTCGACCGTCTGCCGCCCAGGTCATCTGACTCTGCGTGCCGTTGGCCAGTGCGTACTTCGTCCCCCCGACGTTGATGTGCTCGTTGTTTACAAAAGTTCCGGTCACCGAAGTGAAGATGATCCGGCCAGACGCATGCGGAGATCCGCCCCAAGCCCCGCCGGTGACGATCACACGCCGGGCGATGCCTGTCGCGCCACTGGTGCCGCCGACAACGGTCGTGCCCTCAGCAATCTCTGTCGTGCCATCATCAAACGCCAGCTCAATGCCAAGCGTGACCGCAGTCCATCCACTGCCGCTGGACTTGTACATCGCCAGCGCCGTGCCGCCTACATTGTTTCGCCATGCATAGACATTGCCTTTGTAGTAGACAACGCCTCGCACGGGACCGGAGCCAGGGACTGCCTGAATGTCAGACCTGTAGGCATCTGCCGCCAGCGCCTTGTAAGTCGCATCCAGTAAGCCATCAGCAACCAGGTTGGAAATTGAGTTGATTGTGCCGACGTTGCTCGCGCCAACCAGCAGACCTTCTGACTCGAGAAACGTGCCAGTCTCTTTGGTGATGACAACATCTCCACCAGAGACAGCAATAACCCGTCCGGTCGCAGATGATGTGTAGCCGGTGACGGTATTGCCTACCGCTACAGCACCAGTCAGTGTGCAGCTCAGTACGCTGTACAGCGCAGCAGACGGCGCAGGGCGCCCATCAAACCGCTCATAGCCTGCAATGCGGGTATAGCCACCCGTGATCGAGCATTCAAAGTTTGCGCCACGGCGCATGACGCCAGGCGGCAACGACAGCGTTGGCGTGACCTGATCCAAGCCGCCGTTCAGGCGGATCAAATCGTATCTAACCTGCGGTAGCGCCAAGCCCATGTGTCAGTGCCTCAAGCCAACGGATTGCCCAAATAAACTTCCTGCAGCTGCTCACGCTCGAGCTGAGTCAGAAGGTTCTGATACTCCTGCTGACCGTGCTGTATGACTTCTGCAGCCGCTTCAAATAAGCCATACGAGATCATCGCCTTGTAGACGATCATCATGTGGTACGCATCTGGAATGTCTGGCGAGTCGCCATCGTTGACTAGCGCGTACGGCTTTTTCTGGTACTCACCTGTAATCAGGTAAACGTCGTCAGGGATCTGGCCAAGCATGATGGCCTTGCCCTGCGGGTTCTCGCCGAACACCACCGGACGGCCATTGACCTGCAAGTTGAAGCGGTACGTGTTGCGAAACACGTAGTACTCCCACTCCACCAGCCACTGCTCGTCCTGAATGCCGATGCTCTGCTTCTGGCAGCGGAACGTGTCCTTGTACCAATAGCGAAGGTCCGTCATCAGGTTGCCAGTCAGCTGGTTTGTGATCGCCGTCGGCAGGTAGTCACCAGTACCGGCGACCGTCTCCCACTGAAACTTTTGACGCATCCAGTTCCAGGTGTTGTGCAGGCCTTGAATTTCCAGCCACGCTGAGTTGACCCAGTTCACCAAACGCAGGTTGGCGCCGCTCTGCGCTAGAACCGAAGACGGTCCCGTGCCAGATGCACCAACTTCGGAACTGAGTCGCTGAACGAGCTGGAGGTAGTTCATGTCTTACACCGGGTTAGCAAGCATCTTGCGCAGCCAAGGCGCGCCCTGCTTCGGATTCGGATCGTGCGATACAGAGAACGGATACGTAAGCGACAAGACGTTTTCCTCTTGGAAGCCCATCGAACCATCCTGGTTGACGATCTTCTTCTGACGAACACGCGACTGCTTGGCTTGCGCCAATACAGCAACGTGATACCTACGCAGCTTCTGAGGCTCACCGTTGCGCATCAGCAGACGATAGTCACCGTTGACATTCACCTCACAAAACTGCGGGTCGTTCTCATTGCCCGGTTCCATCAGGATGACTTCCATTTCGTCTCGCATGAAAGCTTCTTCATCCAGTGCATCAGTGCTCAGCACTCGATCAGTGTCGACTTCATGGCCGCCTTTTGTGGCTTCCGCCGCGGGCTGCACCTTGTTCACGATCTCCACGTCCTCAGACGAGACACCGCGCTTGCGCTCGTAGGTATTGGTCATTGCTTAGTCTCCGTTACGTTAATCAAAGCAGGGAGCTGCCCGAAGGCAGCCCCCTTTGCCGACTTAGGCAGTCAGCGGGTTGGCCGGCATGTCGGCCAGGTTGTAGAAGGTGTCGGTGACACCCGCTGCCGACAGGTCGGTGCCGCCAGGAGTGAATGCCGTACCAGCGGTCAGCGCGATGCGCAGGCCACCGATCGGGCAAACACCAGCCGGAGCGTCAGGCCACTGCAGAGCAACGCGGCCGGCAGCCAGCTCGACGTTGTCCACGATCGGACCCGGCAGGATCGACACAGCACCAGCAGCATTCAGGAAGATGCCGTAAATACGAGTCGAACCATTCACGCCGCCGGTGAAGCCACCGTTGACGGCCTGAATACCACCGGCAGCAGCTTGATACACGGTAGGACCGCTGTAGCTGATGGCGATGTTGTCGGTGATGGCTTTCGAATAAAAACGACCATCGATGATGTAGTTGATGGCAGCAGCGATTTGGATGGTGTTGGCGTTGGTGCCTTCAGCCAGTTCGCCGCTGTTCAGAGCCATGGTCAAGCCACGGTTGAGAGATTGATTGTCAGACATGATGTGTCCTTTCAGATTTCAAATGTTGCGTGTTTTTTCAGATTGACCTTGGCCGGAATGACTTGAAGATTGCTTTCCACATGCAGCCCGCAAACGTGTTTGCCACGCAGCGGGACAATGTGGTCCACATGCCACTTGCCTCCCAACATCTTCTCTCTTACTTTAGCAATGTGATATGCCTCGGCAATAAAGAACTTGTTAGCCCAAGAAGGCGTCGCGCGCTTGATGTAATCAACACGAAGCGCATTTTCTGCAAGCTTCTTTGAGTTATCAATTGCACGAAGCCTTCTCTTGCTTTCGTTGAAAAGCTGCTGCGCACGCTTTGGATTACTCAGTCGCCACTCGCGAGAGCGAGAGATGTAGTTCTCTGCGTTATCGCGGTAATGCTTCTTGTTGTAAGCCTTGGCGCACTCACGGCACTTGTTGCTCACGCCAAACTTTGCCGTCGGATGCTTGTTGAAAGCATCCAATGACTTTTCCGTTTGGCAGTGAGAACAAGTCTTCATCATTTCGGCCTCAGTCAATTACAAAGCAGAGCAGGCGCTTTCAATGCGAACCATCCAGTTTTCATTGAGACGGATCGCGTTCTTATAGAAGTTGGCGCCCACGTACCCGAACATGCCCATTGGGTTGGCGTGAGTGATTTGCTTTGCCGGCAGGTAGATCGGCTGAATGGCGTTCATGCCCTTCAGTGCAACCTGACCCCAAGCTTCTTGCGCGATCACCATGGTCGGATACACGTCTGCAGTGGTGCCAGTCGTGCCGCCGTTCGACAGGAAAGCGCCCGCAGTGACCGTGCCGCCTGCAGCCAGGAAAGGCTTGAAGTACGGCGAGGTGATGATGCGGAAGTTTTCAATCGTGCCGATCTCGCGCTCATGCACAGGCTTTTGCGCACCGTAGCGAGCAACCGGAACAAACACGTTCTGGCTGTTGACAGTCAGACTACGAATGTCAGCTTCCATGTCGGTGTGGATGAACACCAGGTAGCCTGGTTCGATCGCGCTGGTGTTGAAGTTCACCGACGAAGCAAGCTTCTCGGTGACCATCTGAGCGTGTGCGTTTTCGAGCTGACGGCGAGCCTGGCGCAGCTTGTTTACGCTGATGCCGGTGTTGACCGAAGCGCGAGCTGTGCCGTTGGAGTACACGACGTTGGTGCCGCCGCGGACTACACCGTAGGAGATCAGCTCTTCGATCGATGCCATGTGCTCACCGACCAGCTTGACCATGTCGCCGGGGATGTCGTCCTCGTACATGTTCTCAGCCTTGCTCGAGAGCTTCATCAGAACGCCGTACTGCTGCAGGGTGACCTGCACGTCCTGATAAGCGATCGTGCGCGAGCCAGGAGTCACACCTTCCTGCAGCAGGTAGTTGCTGGCAGTGATGTTCGGTGCGCCGTTGGAGCCAGCGTCGATCGGCAGAGCGCGACGGAACACAACGGTGTCAGTCTTGTTCTGCGGGATTTGTTTCTGGGTGCCGAAGGTGCTCAGCACTTTGATAGGCATGGCGTGCTTGAGCATCTCACGCTCAGCCATGATGAGGTTCCGCGAGGGAACGAGCGAATAAGTTTGCATGATCAATTACCTTTCTGTCGATCAAGTTCGTCTAGATAGCGCCAGTACTCTTCGGGCGACATATCCTCTACGGCTTTCTGACGGACGTTGCCACCAGATCGGCCTGAAGGAATTGCCGCTGCAGAGCTAAGGCGCTGCGTTCTTTGCGACGACACCGACTTCATGGCTTCGGCGTGCAGATCAAGCAGGCGGACCGCATCTTGCGGGCTTTCGCTCGCCGCAAGCATCTGCACTTCTCGAGGCTGGCGTTGCATCCAGCCCATGAATTCGGGCGTCCTCACACGATCTTGCCAACCCGGATGCCGAATCTCGACTGCCATTTCGCTACGCATGCGTGCGAGTTCTTCTGCCGTGACACCGGGCTGCTGCATTTGCGGTTGCGGCATCGCTGCCTTGATCGCCTGCAGCTGCTCGTTCAAAGCAGCTTCCATCGCCTCTGCGAACTCTGGGTAGTCGCGCTTCAAAGACTCCATCGCCTTGGGGTTGCTCTGCGCTTCCCGGATCTCTCCGGCGGTTGGCGCTTCGCCGCCCTTCGCTGAGACCTGTTGAGCCGCCTGAAGCTGCTGCTTCAGTTGGCTGCCCAGACCTCCGATGTGGCCTTCTGCATTTCTAAGACGTTGCGTGACCTGGGTCAGCATCGTCTCAAGCCCAGCAATCTTGTCCAACAAAACAGACTCACTCGTCGGCGCCGCCTCTTCACCGCCATCAGCAGCATCGGCCTGATCGGCGGGTGCTTGGTCGGTGGGGTCGGCCGGAGTTGAATCGTTTGCCGGCGGGTCTTCTTTCGCTTGGCGTGGGGCTTTGCCCGACTCCTCAGCATCCAGTTGATCCCAGATTTTCTGTGCTTCTTCTTGCGGGTTAACTTGTTCCTGTGCGTTCATAAAAGTTTTGTCTCACTTCGGTGTTGGTCATTGCTGACCATCTTCATCAACGCCGGCGAGTTCGTCGGGGTTGATCGCGGGACTCAGGCTGGCCTCTTCGGCCAGGCTGAGAATTTTGTTCAGCTCACTGATCCCACCGCGAATCAGGGCTGTCTGTTCTATGCCGTACGACGGGTTGTCGTTCAGCTTTCGAAGCTCATCCACACGGTCCTGGATGTGTTTCGAAAGCCGCTTCCATGTTGCTGATCGGAAGTCCTCGGGTCGCATTCAATCTTTCAAAAAGGAAAGGGCCGCCGGTTGGGCAGCCCTTTTAAATTTCACACTTCGGAGAGGAGAAACGGGGAATGTCCAGAGACACTGCCCCGCGGGTGATACTACAGCATTGTGATAGCAGGTGCAACACCTTAGATCCCCGATCCTTGACGAACCTTGATGGCGGCCTCCGCATTGAAGATCTGCCGGGAGTTGTCGATCTTCAACATCTCCAAACGCTCCTTGGCGGCCAGCTGCTCACGGGTCAGCTGCGCGTCCTGCCCCAGCTTCGTGAGCGCCAGATCCCGTTCCATGGCGCTGTCGGTCATGGCGATCTCGTACTCGGCCTGCTCGCGCTGCGCGTTGTAGGCCAGGCTCTGAGACTTCAGATTCATCTCGGCCGTGTTGCGCTGCAACTCAAAATCGCGCTGCGCCTGGCGGTCCTGCAGCTCGAGCTGTTTGGCTTCCATGTTCATCTGCGCTGCCACGATCCGCGGATCCTGCGGTGCGCCCTGCTCGGCCTGTGCCTGCTGCTCCTGCGCCACCACGTCCTCCGGCTTCATGATCTCTTCAGGGTTCACGCGGAACGCCTTTAGGATCGCCTTCAGCTCCTCGCGCTCCTTCAAGTGCGGCGTGTAGCGCGGGTTGTTGGTGATGTTCGCCAGGTTCAGCAGCGCCTGGTTTTGGATGTCGCGCTCGATCAGCGCCGTGCTGCCGCGGGCATCGATTTCAAAGTCGCCCTTGATCGCAGGATCTGGATCGCTCGACATCTTCCAGTCGTAGTACCTGCCGATGTGCGGACGGGTGATCGAATCGTCGTACAGCTTCACTCGCTGGCGCAGGACGGCATTGGCATTGTTATACAACATGACCATCCCGCCGACGGTCTCCGGCGCACTGCCCTGCTCGCCGCCCATGATCTGCGGCATCGACGACTCCACGTCCGCAAACTGCATCGCGGCCTGCGCAATCGCCAGCAGCTCTTGCAGGTGGCTGTTGAACTCAAACACGCTGAACGCCTGGCGCACGTCAGCCATGTCGTCCTTGGCCAGCCAGATCTTGTTCGGCGTGATCTCCCACGAATTGTTCTGCGGGATGACCATGCCCTTCTTCATCACAATCTGGCCACCGAGCGACGTGCGGCCGTTGTCCATCACCTGCCGCCATGCTGCGTTAACTACCCGCTGCTGGCTCTCCAGCTCGTCCGGCAGGCCGTAGCCGTAGGGGCTGCTGTCGCTCTTGCGCCAGCACCACACGTCCACCGGCAGGGTTTTGTCAGCGACCCAAGAATCCATCGCACCGATGACCTTGTCGTTGACGATCACCAGCACGCCGAACGTCACGTCGGTCAACGGATCGCCCGTGCGAGATGACAGCATCTCCATCTCTTCCGGCTCAATCTCGCCGTGGTACGTCCACATCTCATAGCTGTCTTCTTTGATCGTGTCACGCAACACGCGACCCTCAGCCAGCCGCACGCGGTTCGGCTTTTCTCTCAGCACCTCGCGAATGACCTCGGTATCAAAGCCCGGCAGGCCGACGAGCTGTCGCAGTTCCTTGCGCGTCACATTGCGACGATAGAAAAATCCGCGGCCGCGCTGGTGATCATTGCCGCACGAAGGGTCGAAGAAAACATCCCACGGATCCAGGCGCATCGATGCCGGGACAATCGTCTCGTTGATCTGCAGCACCTGCGTGCCGTCCGGCTGCGGTAGCCAGACCTTGCTGGTCTGACGCGCAGGGAACGGGCCGTACATGACCATCGTGCCCAGCCGTATGCCGTCTTCAATGCCCTTGCGGCTCTCGCCGTTGTACTTGCACTCGGTCAGACTGTCGTCGATCGACCGCTCCATGGCAGTCGCGGCTTCCTTCGCAGCCTGCATCACCACCTGTGCTTCTTCGTTGGCGGTCATGCCAGTCGGCTCGCCGGTCGTCGGATCAATGGTCTCGGCGTTGTTGCCGACCATGTCTGCCAAGTCTGGCAGTGGCGTTGGTTTCAGACCCCAGTTGCGATCGTCGACGGGGAACAGGATCTCGCACATGCGCGCGACCGCCTGGTCGACCTTCGGTCGTACGATGTTGATCACCACTCGAGAGCGGTTACCGTCTTGCGCCTTGCGCGCCGGCGGGCCGTTCTTCAGCGTGTTCTCAAATTCGCTCGGGTTCGCCTCGCCACGGTCACCAAAGTACAGCTGGCTGTTGCGGCGCCAACGCTTCTCCACATCCGACGTGCCGCGATGCTGGACCCACTCGTCGCGCATCTTGGTGAACATGCCGTGCAGCTTTTCAATTTCTTGACGCTGATGATGTTCGTACTGCTCTGGCGTCATCAGCTCTTCGCCGACCATAACGGCCATGTCTTCTGGGATTTCTTTGGCATTCATTTGCAATTCCTTTGATCAATAGCCTGTGACTTCGTCCAGGGCAGCCCACACCGTCTCAGCGCCAGCCGGCATCGTGTTCCACGTTTCATCTTCATCTGGCCACGGCAGCGTCAAGCTCGGCTCGTCTAATCGCGCCAAACAGTCCATGCCGTCATCGAACCGACCGACTGGGAACGTGGCGTACTCCACATCCAGCAGCTCTTGAATCAGCTCGTGCTGGTGGCCCTGCACATCCACGTAGTTGAGCGACTGCGGCATCCAAATGCGGCCGCCCTCGAACCACGGGATCAGGCGCCGGATGCGAGCGTTCTTCTCCACTGCACCGGCGACCTCAGTGATCTTGAACCGGTACTGCCGGTGCTCCATCTCGTTTCTGATGTGCGATATGTCGCCCATCATTCCGTACCGCTCGTAGCGCACCTGCATCGGCTTGTGCTTCTTGTGCAGCTCGAAAAGTTTGTCCGCGCGCTGCGTCAACGTCAGCCGGTCAATGATCCCGTCAACGATGAATGCGTTGCCGTCGGCCGCAAGCCCCACCACCCACATGACCGTGCGATCGCTGCGCTTGCGCTTGCCGGCCGACGTTTGCGGGTCGCCCGCCGGGTCGACCAGAATCACCTTGTTCATCTTCTTCGGCGCATCGTTGAAGCGGCAGATCCAGCTGCGCTTGAACTCCGCACCCTCGGCTGGCCGTGGCTCCTGCTGGTACAGCGAGATCCATGACCGCGGATCAGACTGCGCCTGGCGCACCATCTCATCCGTAAACCATTCTTTCCACAGCCGCTCGCCTGGCTCACGGCCCAGCGGGTCGTTGTCGCTTGCAACCATCGGCAGCTTGATGACCTCCCACCGCTGCGGCTCGCGCTCGAGCAGGCGGCCGGCCAGATCGTCCTCATGCCAGCGGGTCATGATCACCACGATCCGGCCACCCGGCTTCAGACGGGTCAGCAGATCGTTCGTCCACCACTCCCAAGTCTTCTCGCGCACGCGCTCGGAGTCCGCGTCCTCGCGGCTGCGCACCGGGTCGTCGACCACGATCAGGTCGCCGCGGCGGCCGGTAACGGATCCACCGACACCGACTGCCGTGTACTCACCACCGTGGTTAGTTCCCCACCGGCCGGCGGCCGTGCTGTCAGCGGCCAGCGTCACCTGCGGAAACAGCGCCTTGAACTCGACATCGTCCACGCCATTGCGCACCCGGCGGCCGAATCGCTCGGCCAGCTCGGCGGTGTGCGACGCCGCGATCACCGACAGCTGCGGGTTGCGGCCAACAAAGTATTCGGGAAAGTAGACGCTGCCGTAGGTGGACTTCGCCGATCCTGGCGGCATCATCACCAGCAGCCGATCGCATTCGCCCTTTTCGACCTTGTCCAGCGCGTTCGTCAGCAGGACGTGGTGCGGCGCCAGGCTCATGTCCTCCGGCAGGCGGTACGTGCAGTAGTGCGGGAACGACTCCCGCGCCTTGCGCCGGGAGAGCAGTTCGTTGGCGGCTTCGGCCGGCGCGATCAATCTTTGTCCTCCGGCATAACGCCCTGCTCGTCGGGTCCAGCAAACGGACTCAAGCCAGCAGCCAGGCGCTTCTGCGCATGGAATACCGCCTTGCCGACGATCGCATCGGTTGGCTCGCCGTCCTCGAGCAAGTGCCGGATCTCGGCCTTGGTCAGGCCCGGCACCAAGAGCGGGATCTCCAACTCCTTGCCGTCGATGTTCACGCCGACCGACAGCTCGGTGGAGATGTCGCCATCGGGACGCTTCAACGCGCCAAAGAATCCCATGCCTTTCGGCGTGCCGTCAGTGCGGTTGCCGAAGTTCGCCGGATCGACCGGCATCTGATCTGCGACTAGCCCTGGCATTACGCGCCCTCCTGCATGCCCTTGGCAGCGATCGCCAGCAGCTCATCGTCCGTCATGGCCAAGAGCTTGATCGGACCGCCGCCTTGCCCCGTGTGCTCGATCGTCGCCTTGTCGTTGT